GTTCTTCAGCCCACTCAGAAACTATATGCTCAGAGTGAACCTACTGGTAATAAGGTAGTTCTGTCTGGAACGTCTTCTAAGGCTGAGTATCTTGCTCTTAACACCGATCTGTCTGCTCTTTCGATTCGTGCCACTGAATATCTTCAACGCTGGAAAGAAGTAGTTCAATTTAGTAGCAAGGATTATTCAGATCAGATGGTTGCTCAGTTTGGTATTAAAGCTCCCGAATACATGGGTAATCATGCTCATTATATTGGAGGTTGGTCTAATGTGATCAATATTAATGAAGTCTTGAATACCAACTTAGAAAACGATCGCTCTCAAGCCGTAATTGCTGGTAAAGGTGTAGGCTCTAACTCTGGTCATACGTTAACTTATGATTGTGGTGCTGAGCATCAAGTGATTATGTGTGTATATCATGCTGTTCCTATGGTTGATTGGAATTTGACTGGTCAAAATCCTCAGTTGACTGTTACGGCTATTTCTGACTTTCCCCAACCTGCGTTCGATCAGTTAGGTATGCAGCCTGTCCCTGCTTTGAACCTCCAGAATAATCCCGGCCGTAAAGTTTCTGGTTCTCTTGGTTATAATCTTCGGTACTGGCAATGGAAGTCTAATATCGATACCGTTCATGCCGCGTTTCGTTCTGGTATGGCGTATCAGTCTTGGTCTTCCCCAATCGATGGATGGGATGTTCTGACTTCTTCTGGTATTTGGTCTTATCAATCAATGAAAGTTCGTCCTCAGCAATTGAACTCTATCTTTGAACCTCAGGTTTCAGGTCAGAACTGTTCGGTTGTTTACGACCAGTTGTTGTGTAATGTTAATTTCCAAGTTTACGCTGTGCAGAATTTGGATCGAAATGGTTTACCTTATTAATGTATTGATTATGAGAAGTTTTGCGTATAAAAATGAGAATTTTGAGAAGAGTTCGTATGTTCCTGTATTGAAAGAAGGAAATCCGTGCTATCAGGCTTCTGTTTATGATCCGGTTATGTATGATGAGTCCCTTGACGGTGATTTGATCCAATGCGATATGACTCAGATTCTTCTGAATCAAGAAAAGTACCGTCGTTTGCTTGGTGATATGAACGTTAGTAATATCCTTGCTCAAATGCACCCTATTCCATCTACTGTGATGGACGGCATGACAGATGAGGAACGTTTTAATTGTGTTATCTCGCGTCATTGCCAAACTATGTCTGAACGTCAGGCTGTATTACAGCAATTGGCTAATGAGCAATCCGAGCTTACTGCATATGCCGAGGCTATGCTGGCAGAGAAACAGGCAGCGCCGTCTACGGATCCCGCCCCTGCCGCTAGTGCACAATGAGGTTTCTAGAAGTTGGAGAGAGCATGCTCTCTCCTAGAAATGAGCATCATTTTCTCGGTGCTGCCATTAGTGGTATTTTTGGGACGTTACAACAGTCTAGCGCTAATCGTGCTAATTTCCGCAACACTCAGACTACTAATAAGTTTAACATGCTGGAAGCTCAGAAGCAACGTGATTGGCAAGAAAAGATGATTGATGAATCGCGAGAATACAATTCTCCTGAAGCTATGATTTCCCGTGGTTTGAATCCGTTTATGTCTGGTTCTGCTGCTCAGACTGGTGCTGGCTCAGGTTCTTCACCTTCTGGTGCTCAGGCTTCTGCTGCCAATCCTATCCCGTATCAGGCTTTTCATCCTGACTTTTCGAGTGTGGATACTGCTTTGGCTTCATTTGCTCAGGCCAAGAAGCTTATATCTGAATCCAATCAGATTAATGCCATGACTCCGTATATGATTGAGAAGATGAAAGGTGATACGAATTATAAACAAATTGGTATTGGTGAATCTGGTTATTGGAACAAGCAAACAGGCCGTATCTCTGCCGAGTTGGATCAGTCTATGGAGCGTCAGCAATTAGAGAATGCTGTTACTGCAGGAAAACTTTCGGCTGCTCAAACGACTCAGGTCTATCTGCAGTCTGATTCTCAAGCTGTTCTGAATAAGTATATGGACACTCAACAGCAAGCGGATCTGTTTACGAAGTCTCAGTATCTTTATAATCTTGTACAGCAAGGCGCTTTGACTGAGAAACAGGTTCAAACTGAACTTCAACGTGCAATCCAGATAGCTGCTCAGACGCAAGGTCAGAAGATCTCTAATACGATAGCTGCTGGCACTGCTAATGCTCTTATGAGTGCTACTAATATGGCTTACTATACACAGTATTATGATTCTCTTTGGGATTACAAGAATGTAAACAATCGTAAGAATATGCAGTATTCTAAGGATAAGGCTTTACGCGATTATTATAAGTGGTCTGCTGGAAATGCCAAGAAGGATTTTGATTCTTATGGTCTACGTAATGCTGTAGATTATGGTACGAAGATCTTTCAGAATATTCCTAGGCCTAAGTTTAGTTCTCGTGGTAATCCATCTTCTGCCAATGGAATAGGTTATTGATCTTCAGGACTAAAAGCCCATCGCGGCTTTGGAGCGATATACACCCGCCGCCCGCGTAGGGCCTTTATAAAACGGAGCGAAGCGACTTCCTTAGAGAAGCGTTTCGCTTCGGTACTTTAGCGCAAAGGCGCGCAAAGGCAGGTTCTATCTGACCTGCCGTGCCTATACACCTTTGTATACATCCACGCCCTAGATCTATTAGTAATGGATCTAGGACTTTTTGTTTTAATCAAGCGAAGCCCCTAGTTGTGTCCGTAGGAAAATTGAGTTATCATCTCAATTTCGTCTCTTCTTGTCCATAAACGCACAACTCACACTATACCTCCAATGGTCCTATCCCCACAATATTTAAAAAAAAATTTGGAAATACAAAAAAAAGTCATACCTTTGCCCTTGTAGAAGTCACAGCTATTATTAACATTTTAAACATTTTACAATTATGCAAAAATTTATTATTTCTGTCAAGGACAAAACCACTGGTCGTGATGTTATGCCGCCTTATGTTGTTAATTCTCTCGAAGGTCTTGGCCATTATTCTGAGCGAGTTTCTCAATTGGGTCTTATTGTTATTGTGGATTCGATTAGAGAGGAAAATAATTTTGTTGAACTTAAAACTCAATGTGGTGAAAAGTAGTCATTTTTGGAAAGTCATTATTGGTGCTATTTCTGCTGCGCTTGGTTACATTCTTAATGCTATCGGATTATGAACTATTCTCTTATGCATTTTCTTGAGTATTTGTTGTTTTTTAATGCTCATTTTATTGTGACTAGTGCACGTCGCACCCCTGAACAAAATAAGGCTTGTAATGGCGCTCCTAATTCTCAACATCTGATAGGTGAGGCTATCGATATCAAGCCTTATGGTTCTACTGGTTTTAATAAGTTGCTTGAGATGATTAATGAATATTCTGACCATCTTTCCCCTTTTGACCAACTTATTATTTATCCTAGTTTTATTCATATTTCGTTTGGCCCGCGTAGTCGTCGCCAAGTGATTGATAAAAGATAATAATTATGAGATATACTCCTGATTTACTTAAAGCTGCTGATCATTGTCAACATCGCTCTTTTATAACTAATCGTTACACAGGTCGGCGCATTGCTGTAGACTGCGGACAATGTGATTACTGTATTCATAAGCGTGCTCAAAAAGCGTCCATGCGTGTGAAGACCGCTGGAAGTGCTTTCAAGTATTCTTTTTTCGTGACACTTACTTATGATAATGAGCATGTTCCTTTGATGAATTGTGAGGTTTTGCATAGTGAGTATGAAGATACTTTAAGTATTTCAGGAGATAAAATTTTTGGTTATGAGAAACATTCGTATATCCCGGTATCCGAATATAGTTGCTCAGATACATCTCGCTTGCGTCATATATTCTTTACACAAGTACAGGGTACAGTACCGTATAACCGCGAGTCATCTCGGTATGAACCAGTTAAGGATAATTGGTTTCTTTCTATGGATGCTATCCGCTCCTTTATTGCTAAGACGCAATCCGCTACACCTTACGGTAAAGAAGGAGAGCTTTCCGCTAGATACGGAGATAATCTTATCCCTTATCTAAACTATGTTGATGTTCAGAACTATATTAAACGATTGCGTAAACATTTAAAAACGGCTTTAGGTTCTTATGAAACGTTACATTTCTACGCTGTGGGTGAATACGGACCAATCCATTTCCGCCCGCATTATCATATCTTATTATTCACAAACTCGGAACAAATCTCAAAGGTATTACGACAGTGTCATGATAAAAGTTGGAAGTTCGGTCGTTCAGATTTCCAGGCTTCCCGCGGTGGAGCTTCATCGTACGTTGCGAGTTACGTTAACAGCCTTAGCTCTGCTCCCTTATTATATCGATTATGCCGCGCGTTTAAACCCCGTCAAAGAGCGTCTATTGGATTTTTTGAGAAAGGCGAGGTTTTTGAGGAGAGTGAAGACGTCTATCACGCGATTGAACAAAAGATCGATTCTGTCGTTAATGGACGAATCTATAACTTCAACGGGATTAGTGTTAACTCAACTCCCCCCATGTCGTATATCCGTACCTTACTCCCCCGATTCTCAAGTGCTCGCTGTGACGATGCTGCTGCGATTGCTAGAATTATTCGAGCTGTTGCAAGCGCGCCAAAAAGAATCGCACGCTTCGGTATCATAGATTATGATTCCGATTCTATCCTTTCTATTACTCGTGCTTATTATCAGTATCTTACATTGAATCATCACTTAACCAATGAAGACGAAATTATATTACATAATGCTCGGTGCCTTACTAGGCTCTGTAACAGTTCTTCTGATGTCGATATTGAATCTTATCTTAATAAGTTGTATCGGCTATTCCTTTATGTCAGTAAGTTCCTTAGGAATTGGCATTTGCCTTCCATCGGTGATAATCTTGATCCTTACTCCAATCGTATTAGCTTTATCATTAAAACAGGTATAGAATATGAGAAAAAAGCGGACTATGTACGAATGTGTGATTCGTTGCGAATACAACAGGCTTTGCCAGCCCCTATGCTTCGGTATTTCTATTTACCAGCCGAAGGATACGAAATGGCGACCATTGGTATCGGTGAAGACGGAGAATATGCAGACGGATTTATCCGTCCCATTAAAGAACGAATACGAGTACCGTTTGATGACCCCAGAATCCCATCTCTCGCGGCTTGTAATTACATCAAATCCGCGAAACCCGATACAAGAAGTGCCTATGATAGTAGGGAATGTAGCGACTTACAAAAATGTCTTGATTTCCGTGCTGCTACCTTCTGTCGGGATATGATTAAGCATAAAAAATTGAATGATGCAAACGATATATTTAACTGTATGGTCTAATTTAAATTAATTGATTATGAGTGATTTTAATCCGCTAGATCGAGCGAAAATTGCCGTTCATCGCTCTTCTTTTGATTTGTCTAGCAAAAAACTATTTACGGCAAAAGTTGGAGAGATCCTTCCTTGTTATTGGCAGATAGCTATCCCTGGCAGCAAGTATCGTATTTCTTCCGATTGGTTTACTCGTACTGTTCCTGTGAATACGGCTGCGTATACTCGTATTAAAGAGTATTATGATTTTTACGCTGTGCCGTTACGTCTGATTTCTCGTGCTCTTCCACAGGCCTTTACTCAGATGACGGATTATATGACGTCTGCTGCTAGTAATACTGCTAATACCGAGATGTTGTCTTCTGTTCCGCATACTACGTTGAATCTATTGTCATCGAGCCTTCAGACGATTATTAGTAATGATGTCTTCGATGATGCTGGCCTTCCTTATGTCTATGGTGCCTCTAAGGTATTAGACATGCTTGGATATGGTTCATTTCTTGCACCTTCAAATTCTGCGAAAGCTGCTATTACCAAAGCTTATCTAGGGATTCAGTCTCTTGAAGATGTTCTCAATCCTTTGGTCTACAGTACTAGTCAGACTGTCAACCTTCTTCCGCTGTTGGCTTATCAGAAGATTTATTATGATTTCTTTTCTGAGTCTCAATGGGAAAAGCATCTGGCTTATGCATATAATGTAGATTATTGGGATGGTAGATCTCAATTGAATCTTTCTCCCGAGATGCTTCAGCTCCGTTATGCTAATTATCCAAAAGATTATTTCATGGGTATGTTGCCGTCTTCTCAATATGGTTCGGTAGCTCTGATGCCGTCTTTATATGACTCTTCACAGCCATCTCAGCTCCTACTT